TTTTGGTACTGTGTCTGGTTTAGCTGGTTTTAATTCAAGCACTTTTACTAATGGTAATGCTGCTAATACATATATTTTTTGGGCTTGGAAAAATACTCAAGGTTATTTTCAGGCAGATAGATATGAATCAAATAATAATGCAGATGGTCCTTTTATTTATACTGGTTTTAAACCAGCGTTAATTGTTTTTAAAATGACTAGTGGCGGCACAAGTTGGAGATGGTATGACGAATCAAGAATGGGATACAACCCTGATAACAGATATGTACTATCAAACGCCAATGATATGGAAGTAAATCAACATTCAGGTAATGCAGAAGTGCATTTTCTTTCTAATGGTTTTAAATTAACTGAAGCAGAAGGTGATATAAACTACAATTCAGAAACAGTTTGCTATGCTGCTTGGGCAAAGAGTCCTTTTGTAACGTCAACAGGGATTCCAACAACTACGAGATAAATGAAGATTTCAGAAAACACTGCAATATCAATGCCTATGCGAAACTTGCTTTCAATATTAGGAGCAACTGCTGTTGGAGTGTGGGCGTATTTTGGAGTTATAGAAAGATTAAATAACATAGAAACTAGAGCAACTTTATTTGAAGCTGACTTATTAAAAGCTGCAGATCAAAAACCTATTGATCAGGAACAATATATGTTGTTAGAATTTACAGCTTCTCAATTAGAGAAAGTAACAACTGAAATGGAATCTATGATGAATAATCGTGTAAATATAGATTTTCTTAGAAAACAAGTAGACAAATTACAAACAGATGTAGAAGATTTGAAAGATAAGGTAAGACAAAATGGTGGTTGAAACAGTATTCGCTATGATGATGATAGTAAATGGATCAATGGATGGATTTATGAAAACAGAAGGTTTATCTCATTGTCTTAAAGTTAAGAGAGAAAGTGAACGCAATTTAGCAGATAATAGAACGAATGTTATTCGTTATGAATGTGGTTTAGTTAAAGCAGAATTAGAGCCAGATTCAGAAGGCGTTCTTAAAATAAAAAAGATACTTGAGAAAAAATAATGCTGTTCGGCTCTACAGCGTTTTCAGAAGCTCCGTTTTCATCAACATCTTCGACTAATGTAACCTTGGCAGTATCAGGGCAAGAAATGTCCATGTTTACTCCAGGAACAGTAATCCCTAAAGGCTCTATGGTTTTAACTGCTGGAGGGCAGGAAATGTCTATGTTTACTCCAGGCACAGTAATCCCTAAAGGAGCGTCTATTTTAACCGCTGGAGGGCAAGAATTAACGCCAACGCCTGGTAATATCAGCGCAAATACCGAACAAAAAATAGTGGCGTCTGGACAAGAAATGTCTATGTTTACTCCAGGTACAGTCGTTCTTAAAACTGGAGTAGGCGTTTCTGTAAGTGGAGAACAATTAACAGTTACTGAAGGAGACGTTGGTTTTGGATTAGGTGTTCTAGTTAATGCTACAGGACAACAACTACAAGCGGTAGTAGATGACGTAATAAATAAAACTGGAGTTAAAGTAATTCCAACAGGAATACCTGCTTCAATCGTTGTAGATGACGTAGCTTTAAAAACTAGCATTATTACAGTGGCTTCTGGAATAGATTTAAATGTTCTTGGTGGCTCAATTAGTTCAGTAAATACTGATCAAATACTGTCAATTTCTGGAAATTCTGTTAATATAAGAGGAGGTTCAGTTATTTTTTGGGATCCAGTAATTCCTGGTGCAACAAATAGCTGGAGCAATGTAAACGCTGCAACAGGCAGAACATGGACTAATGTAAATGCAACAACAAATACAACATGGACTAAACAAAACTAAGGAGGTATAATGGCGTCAACATATTCATCACGACTAAAGTTAGAACTCATGGAAGCTGGTGCTAATACAGGTACATGGGGTAATAACACAAATGAAAACTTACAAGTAATCGATGCGAGTATCGGTGGCTATTTAAGCAAATCAGTAGCAGGAAGTGCTAACGTTACTTTAACAACTGCTAATAGAGATGCTGATGTAGAAACCACTAACGAAGCTGCAAATAAAATAATAGATTTAAATGGAACTTTATCTGGTAACATTTATGTATTTTTACCAGCGGTAGAAAAAGAATATACTCTATTTAATAATACAGCAGGCAATCATACATTACAAGTAGCACCAACAGGACACGCTGCTAATAATGTTACTTTAACTCAAGGAGCACATACGACAGTTTATGTGCAAAATGGTAATAAAGTTGTAGATGAGTTTGCTGCAAATGTAGGAACAACTACTACGACTTATATAGGAAATGGTGCTAACTTAACAGGAATACAACCTTTTGCACAAGGCACTAAAATGTTATTTCAACAAACGGCTGCGCCAACAGGATGGACGAAAGATACTTCGCATAATAATAAAGCACTTCGTATTACTTCTGGCTCTGTAACTACTGGAGGAAGTGTCGCTTTTACTGACGCTTTCAAAAGTCAAACTGTAACTATATCAGGAACAACTGGAGGTAGTACAGTTACTATAACAGGTAGTGTTGCTTCTCATACTTTGACTGTAAACGAAATACCAGCCCACAATCACTTAGAAGGTGGACACGTTGAGTTTGGTACAGGAAGTAGTCAATCAGCGGGAACTAGAAATACTGGTAACTCTAGTGGTGCAAAAAGATTTTTTACAGAAGATACTGGTGGAGGTCAAGGTCACACACATGCTGCTGGCACATTAGCTGGTGCTTCTCATACACATTCTTTTTCTGATACTGATGCAGTTGATTTAGCAGTTCAGTATGTAGACGTAATCATTTGCGCTAAGGATTAATGTGAAGTTAGAGGTAAAAGACAATTGTCCTTTAAATAACTTTGAGCCTTGCAAAAAATTTGATTGCGCTTGGTTTATACAAGTAAAAGGAACACATCCTCAAACTGGTCAAGATATAGATGAGTACGGCTGTTCTATGGCTATGCTTCCAATGTTAATGATAGAAAATTCTAGACAGACTAATCAAGCTGGTGCTGCCATTGAAAGTTTTAGAAATGAAATGGTAAAAGCTAATAAAGAATTAAACATACAAATTATAGAAGCTAACAATAGGAAAAAATTAAAGTAATGGCATATACAAGCATACAATTTGTACCTGGAATAAATAAAGAAACTACAGAGTATGGCGCTGAAGGTCAATGGGTAGATTGCGATAAAGTTCGTTTTAGATACGGCTTACCACAAAAAATAGGTGGTTGGGAAAAAGCTTCTCCTCATGCTATCATAGGAGTTTGTCGTGGATTATTTTCTTGGTTTGATTTAAATGGAATACGATACGCTGCAATAGGAACTAATAAAAAAGTTTATTTATTTAGTGGAGGTAACTATTACGATATTACGCCTATAAGAACTACTAAATCATCTCAAACTAACTGTTTTACTTCTTCTAATGGTCAAGCTTTAGTTACATGTACTGTTGTTAATCATGGCGCAGTAGTAGGAGAGTTCGTTACAATAAGTGGTACTTCAAGTTTATCAAATACTAATTTTACTGCTTCTGACTTTAACCAAGAATTTGAAATAACTAGTGTAGTCGATAACGATAATTTTAAAATTACAATGCCTAGTAATGAAACAGGAACTGGAATGTCTACAGTAGGAACTGCTACATTTGCATTTCAATTAGAAAATGAACCAGATAGTCAAACTTTTGGTTATGGTTGGGGAACAAACACTTGGAATACCGCAGCATGGGGTACAGCTCGTTCTACATCTAACGTTACTCTTGACGCAGGTATATGGAGTTTTGATAACGCAGGTGAAGATTTATTTGCATGGCTAAAAAATGGAGGGCTGTATAAATGGGATGTTACTTCTGGATTTACTTCTCCATTAGCAGCAGTGAGTGGTGCTCCTACTTCTTCAGTTACAGGTTTAATTTCTACTCCAGATAGACACGCTATATGTTTTGGAACAGAAGTAACAATAGGTAATGCTTCAACGCAAGATAAAATGTTTATTCGTTGGTCAGACCAAGAAAACTTTACAACATGGACACCTACTACAACTAACACTGCGGGATCACAACGATTAGGAGAAGGTAGTAGAATAATATCAGCGTCATCAACTAGAGGTGAAATATTAGTATGGACAGATACAGCATTACATTCAATGCAATTTATTGGTCCACCATTTACTTTTGGTTTTAAATTACTCGGTACAGATTGTGGATTAGTTGCACTTAACGCAGCAGTCGTAGTAAACGATAAAGCATACTGGATGACTGATGGTCGATTTATGACTTACGCAGGTGCTATTTCAGAAATACCTTGTAGTGTAAAACAATATGTATTTGACGATATAAACAGAACGCAATACGCACAAGTTTATGCAGGAGAGAATAATCAATTTAACGAAGTCATATGGTATTACTGTTCTCAAAGTTCTGGATTTATAGATAGATATGTTATTTACAATTACATAGAAAATGTTTGGTCTATTGGTAATTTAAATAGAACAGCATGGGTAGATAACGCAGTATTTCAAAACCCTATGGCTTTAGAATATTTACCAAACTCTACTGCGTCAACTCAAACTACAGTTAATGGTGCTACCGCTGGTCGTTCTTTTTTATATGATCATGAAAAAGGCTCGTCAGATGATGGTGCTGTTTTGGAATCTACATTAACTAGTGGAGATGCTGACGTAGGAGATGGAGATGTATTTACTTTTATAAGAGGTGTAATACCTGATTTCAAAAATTTAGCAGGAACAGTAAAATTAAATATACAGTCTAGAGATTTTCCAGCAGATTCACAACGTACAACAGGAGATTTATCTGTAACTACTTCTACTCGATTTGTAAATACACGAGCTAGAGGTAGACAAGTATCACTAAAAATAACTAATGATAGTTCAGCTTCTGATAATTGGAGATTTGGAACTTTACGATTAGATACAAAAGCGGACGGTAGAAGATGACATTTAAACCACCACCAAGTTTACCAATAGCAACGAAAGAAATTGATGTAAAAGAAACTCTTAACGTTACAACTAAAACGATAGAACAGTATTTGACTGAAGTAAATCAGCCAGCAGCGAATGGTTATTCTACATCTAATATCGTAGATACTCGCACTTTAAATGGCTCCACAGCCAGTTTAGCTGACGTAACTAACGTATTAGGCACGTTAATAGAAAGACTTAAAGGAAAGGGATTATTAAGTGATTAAGCTAAGAAAAGCAGTAGAAACTGATGTTATTCAGATACGAGAGCTTTTAAAGAAATGGTTAATTGAAACAAAATTAAACTTTGGTGTAACAAACAATAGCAAAGCAAGGGAAAATATATTAGAATACATACGTCAAAACTTTGTCGTAGTGGCAGTTAAAGACGGTAAAATTATTGGAAGTATAGCAATGGCGCATTGTGATACTTGGTATACCGATAAAGCTTTTTATCGAACACTATGGTTTTTTGTCGATGAAAACGAGAGAAACCCTAGTATTGCAAAATCTTTATTAGACTTTGCGAGAGAATATGCTAAAGTACAAAATATTCCAATGATTTTAGAAATTATGCAAGGAAAAGATATGGATAGAAAACATCAATGGATTACTCGACAAAACCTTGACTATCTTGGTGGAACTTACGCAGAGGGATTATAATGGGAAGTATCTTCAAACCTAAAACTACTACTGTACCAGCTTCTTCATCAGGAACAGTTACATACGATATACCAGAATATTTTAAGAAAGCTCAAGAAGAATTATTTCAACGAGCTACAGCTGAATCTAAAAAACCTTATCAAGCTTTTACAGGGCAACGAATAGCTGATTTTACACAAGCACAGCGTGATGCAATATCTGCAGCAGGCGGACAAATAGGTGCCTTTGAAAGATCAGGTGCTACTACAGAAGCAAGAGGCATGTTAGATGAAATGAAACGTGTAGGCGAAAGAACATTTACAGGCTCTACTGTAGATGAATACATGAATCCTTACATAGAAAACGTTGTTAACAGATCAGTATCAAGAATAGCTGATATGGAAAGTCAAAGAAGAAATCAAGCTGCAAAAAATCAAATAACTGCAGGTGCATACGGCGGTAGTCGTGGTGCAATAGAACAAGCTGTTGGTGCTGCAGAAAGTGCAAGAACAGCAGGTGATTTAGCTGCGGGATTATACGCTCAAGGATTTAACACAGCACGAGGTGCATTTGAAACAGATAGAAATGTACAAATGAGTAATTTAAGTGCATTAGCAAATGCAATACCTGCGCTTCAATTACAAAAACAAGGCGCTGCTATGACTGAAGCAGAGGGTGCGATGAAGTTTGGATCA